ATGACTATCTTTCAAAGATTAACGAAAACTTTCGGTTTTCAGGGGAACACTATATCACCCCCACCACCGTCGTTTCAATTTTCGAAAGATGAATTACTGAAAACAGACAGTAAAGAAGAATACGAAAAAGCTTTACTACAAGCTAAACAGTCCCAATATATTGCTGACAAATGGGCTAAACTTGATATGTCACTTTATAATCAATCGGTATATTATGAACCGAATAGATTATCTGCGTATTATGATTATGAAAGTATGGAGTTTACCCCCGAAGTGTCAGCTGCTTTAGATATCTACGCTGAAGAATCAACGACTAAATCAGAAAAGGGTCAAATTCTTACGATTCATTCAGACTCAAAAAGAATTAAATCCATTCTTGACGATCTTTTTTACAATATATTAGATGTCAATACTAACTTACAAATGTGGACGAGGGGGATGGCCAAATATGGTGACAACTTTGTTTATTTAAAAATTGACTCAAGTAAAGGTATTATCGGATGTCAGCAATTACCAAATATTGAGATCCAAAGACTTGAAGGGGCGAGACAATCCAGTCCGAATCAAAGTGAAAGGGTAACGGCAAAGTTCCCAACACGGGAACTTAGATTTACTTGGAACAATAAAGACATGGAATTCCAAGCTTGGGAAATTGCCCATTTTAGAATTCTTGGTGACGATAGGAAACTTCCTTATGGTACATCGATGTTAGATAAGATCCGACGTATTTGGAAACAGTTACTCCTTGCAGAAGATGCAATGTTAATTTACAGAACATCCAGAGCACCAGAAAGAAGGGTATTCAAAGTATTCGTTGGAAATATGGATGATAAGGACATCGAACCTTATGTACAGAGAATTGCCAATAAATTTAAACGAGACCAAATTGTCGACCAGAATAATGGACAGGTTGATATGAGGTATAACCAATTAGCTGTTGACCAAGACTATTTTATCCCTATGAGGGATATGAGTCAAAATAGCCCGATTGAAACATTACCTGGGGCTCAGAATCTAGGTGAAATTGCTGATATTGAATACATTCAAAAGAAAATGTTGGCGGCTTTAAGGATCCCGAAAGCGTTCCTTGGATTTGAAGATGTCGTGGGTAATGGTAAAGGTTTAGCATTACTTGACATTCGTTTTGCTAGAACAATCAATCGAATACAACAATCACTTATTCAAGAATTGAATAAAATCGCTTTAATTCATTTATTCCTTTTAGGGATGGAGGATGAATTAAACAATTTTACATTGATGATGACTAACCCATCTGGTCAGTCTGATTTATTAAAAATCGAGTCTTGGAAAGAAAAAATTACTATGTATAAAGACGCAACTTCTGACCAATCACAAATGGGAATACTTCCAGTTTCCCATACATGGGCTAAGAAAAATATCTTAGGTATGAGTGATAATGAAGTAATTCTTGACTTACAACAACAAAGAATGGAACGGGCGATTGGTGGAGAGCTTATGAACACAGCGCAAATTATTCGACGTACAGGAGTATTTGATGATGTTGATAAGAAATACGGAATCCCTGAAGAAGAAAGGCAGAAGATTGAAGATACCATGGCCGCGGGAGGTGGTGGTGAAGGTGGAGATATGATGGCTGGTGGCGGTGGCGGAGGTGGATCCGCTCCATTAGGTGGTGATTCGATGCCAGCCGATGTGGGTGGTGCCGATATGGGTGCCGCACCTGGTGGCGAAGCGGGTGGTGAGGCGCCTTTAGCCGAACACAAGTTAAATTCTCGAAAGGAAAATATCTTATCAATGTTAAATGAAGATACTAGTTTATCCGACCTATTTGATACCGAAAAGGCGCAGAAGAATATTTATGATATAGAAAAAGCAATAACCGAAATAACAAAAGAAGAAAATGACGACTAATTTTGGATCATTAAAAATCAAACTCTTACATAACCTTACTGAATCATATATTACAGGGGAAAAGGAAAAGGTGAGAGAAACCCTTAAACTTCTAAAAGAGAATAATGATTTTCGTGAACTATATTTGTTCTATGAAGAAATTGAGGACATGCATATTGAGGATAAAGATCTTGCCGAAAGATATGTTGAACAAATTGAGAAAATATTACATGAGAAGGTTAAAGGGGTTTCAGAGTATTGCGATAATGTCAATCAAAGATATCCTGATGGTGAATACACCAATGTAGATGTTTATGATCAATTAGACATTCTTGCAGAAGAGAATACCTTAAAAAATGCGGAGAAAAAGATTAAAAGTAGAAAAAAATTGGTTCAAATTTTAACCGAAAAGAAAGAACCGTCAAAGACAACCAACACCTATACCTCAAATGAGAGACTTTTACATACAGTATTGGCGACTAAATTTAATGAAGACTTTGAAAAAAATCTAACTGAAAGTGAAAAAGATGAATTGAAAAAACTTCTTTCATTTTCTTACACAGATCTTAAAACCAATTTTGAATCCCTAAAAGAAGAGGTGAATGAAAAATTAAATAATCTCATATGTGAAGAAGAAAATTCGGAAGTTAAAGAGAAATTAACTACAGCAATTAACGAAACAGGGAGAATGTCTCCAACAAAGTATAATTACTACAAACTACAACAATTGAAAAACGGACTTTAAGTCCGTTTTTTTTTTGTATCATAATTTTGGTTTTATGGATTCTTTTCGTTATATTTTATATAACACCATAAATTTGATATTATGATGAAAATACATGAAGACAGGGAAATTTATTACCTTGGGCTATTACAAGAACGTAAAAGTTGGTTATGGTACAGTTGATCACAAAAATTTAAAGACAATTTATCTAAAATTGAACTCGTGGTTAGCCCCAGAAAATGAAGATGACGAGTTCGATAAAATAATCTCGAAAACAAAGAGAAAAATAAAACTACGAATACACGACCTCCGGTCTGACTTTTTCAAAAAAGAATCCATCGTAGACTTAGATGTTAGAACTAAGGGGATTAAAGTCGGAAAAAAATCATTTCTAAATTTAGAAATCACATTATTCACAGAGAAACAGTTCGATATTAGATCAGAAGAACTGAAAGATCTAATGAATAATCTGGTTGAAAAAATAGTGGATATTGATTTAGATAACAAAATCTTATTTAATTTTTCCAAAACTAAAGACTAACTTCCAAGTACCTGTATATTTATAGTAAAACTATAAATGAAGGTATTAGGACGAAACGACTACGGTATACGGGGATATCTGATTGAGTATGATTCGGGTGAACTCAATCCTACCGATATCAAAAACAAAGAGATTATCTCCGAAATGAAGAATATGGACTTCATGGATGACCTTATTCTTTATGCTATATTACAAAAATACGACACCCCTAATAAAAATGGTAGGATCTATCCCGAAGCAATTTTACGTCGAGAAAACGAAAAATACCAAAAACTTATAGAAAACGGTGGGGCGTTAAGTGAATTAAACCATCCAACATCATCCCTTATTGATTTAGATCGAGTTTCCCATTCAGTTCTTGAAACATGGTGGGAAGGAAATGTACTACTCGGAAAAATCAAAATCTTTACATCACCTGGTTGGAAAAAAGGTGGAATTATCAGTTGTAAAGGTGATCAAGCCGCGAACTTATTAATGAATGGAGCAACATTGGGAATTTCTTCTCGTGGAGTTGGTTCATTGAAAAATGTTAAAGGTCAGAACATTGTCCAAGACGATTTTGAACTTGTATGTTTTGATTTGGTATCCTCACCATCTACGCCAGGTGCTTATGTGTTTAGTGATCTGGATGATAGAGTTGAATATGAGGAATCTATCGAAGAACCCGAGCCAGTTGATGACAGAACGAAAGATCTGATGTACAATTTGGGGAATTTTCTTTCAAGATAATAGAAAAAAATGTGTGTTTAAAGTGCATAAAGATAAACTTTTAATAAAAATCGAATATTTATAAAAACAAACAGAAACAAAAATGGGTGAAAAATCAATTTTAGAACAAGCATTGCTTCAAGTAGAAACACTTGAGGAAGCTGTAAAGGCAAACGCAAAAGGCATACTCGCTTCAACCATGAAGGAGGAGTTAAATGATTTGCTGAAAGAACAAGAGGATATTGATCCTGAAGAAGAAGAAAAAGATGTAGAGGGTGTTGACGCTCCCGAAGATGATGATACTTCGATAACCGACGAGCCTGAGCTTGATGATGAGAAAGCCGATTTGGACTCGTTAGATCTTGATGGAGAAAATGAGGTCGATGACCTTGAGACTCCTGAAGAGGCATCTGACGACGACGAACTTCTTGACATGACCGGAGCTTCAGAAGAAGAAGTTTTGAAAGTTTTCAAAGCTATGAAACCTGAAGATGGTATTGTTGTAAAGAAAGACGGTGATTCTGTTCAATTTTCTGATGAAGGAAATGATTATATCATCAAATTAGACGACGAAGAAGGTGACGCTGTTCCTGAATTGGACGGTGAAGAAACTCCAGAATTACCTGACGCACTCAATGAGGAATCAGATGAAGTTGTTTATGAGATCGAGCTCGACGAAGAAAAAGAAGATGATCCATTCACTGAAAAACCTAAAAAGGGCGAACACGCTGAGGATGTTAAAGTAACGGACACAGTTGGAGACGGAGACCCATTTGATGAAAAATCCGACGCTCAAGTAGGTGATGGTGTGAAAAAACTTCAAGCAGACGAACAAGAAGGTACCAAGAGACCTGGAACTCCTGTTCCTGGCACTGGTAATCCTGACACAAAAGAACCGGGTAAAGGCGGTAACAGTGCAGAACATCATGAAAACCGTGACGGTACGGCTCCGAAAGGGACTAAACCTGCGGAAACCAAAGAGCCTGGAAAAGGTGGAGATAGTGCGGAACACGCAGAAGACCATCCTGGAACAGAGCCTAAAGGAACGAAGTTAGGTAACACAAAAGAACCTGACGGAGAAGGTGATGTTTCCCACGCACCTGAAGCCAAAGAAGATCTGGTTAAGAAGGAAACCAAAGAAGGAATGGAAGAATGTGACGAATGTGGTGAAAAAATGGAAGAAACCGCTGAAGGTGAAGAAAAGGAAGTTGAAGCAACTGAAGCGGCAAGAACCAAATGGAATCCACATGGTGATAAAGGGCCATCAGACCGTGCAGGTATCAAGTCTAAGAAAATTTTCAAAGCTGGATCTGGGCAGGAACTTAATGAAGAAGTTGAGACTCTGAGAGAACAAAACAAAGAGTACAAAAAAGCTCTGTTGTTATTCAAAGACAAACTCAACGAAGTGGCGTTGTTCAACGCAAACTTGGCTCACGCAACTCGATTGTTCACCGAACATTCGACCACTAAGCAGGAGAAATTGAATATATTAAAGAGATTTGATTCGATTTCTACTATTACAGAATCAAAAAGTCTCTATAAGTCTATCGAATCCGAACTCGAAACAGCTAAACCATTAGCCGAGACAGTGGTAGACAAAGTCGTTCAGACACCTCAATCTTCTTCAACTGAAGTATTATCCGAAGCTAAGGCTTATGAGAATCCTCAGTTCAAGAGAATGAAAGACTTGATGACTAAATTAAAATAAAATAACAACCTAAAAAATATTTAAAACAATGGGAGCATTATTAGAATCAGGTATGGTTGGTAACATCGGTCTTAAGCACTTGAGAGTTATCAAAGAAGATACCATCAAAAAATGGGACGATCTTGGTTTCCTAGAGGGACTAGACGGTCACCAAAAAGACAACATCGCTCAGTTATATGAAAACCAAGCGAGTTTCTTAATCAACGAAGCAGCTGTTTCTGACTCATCTGGGTCTTTCGAAACTGTTGTATTCCCTATCATTCGTAGGGTATTCTCTAAACTGTTAGCAAACGACATCGTTTCTGTACAGGCAATGAACTTACCTATCGGTAAACTGTTCTTCTTCATTCCTAAAATTCAGGAAAGAAATGCAGGACAGCACTATGCACCGTATGGTTATCCTAATCAAACAGATTCACAAACCGCAGGTTATCCTGACACAGCTGTGAACCTTTATGACCGTTTCTACGAGAATGGTGACGGAAATGATCCTGATGAAGGTCTTTTTGACTATTCAAAAGGTAAATTCCTGACTTCAGGACAAACCGCGGCTGACGTTGTGACTTTCACAAATGGTCAAGTTGCGTCTGTTACTCTGGCAGACCTTAATGGTGAAACAGTTGAGTCTTTAATCCTTAAATTCACTGGATTTGCAAAAGACGGACAAGGTAAACTTATCGGTCCTAACGGTCAGATTATGGATACTGAAGATTTCTTAGCATCTGCTGAGGTTTTCTATCCTGCAACTGGCGCGTCAAGGAACTTTAACGTTGTAACTCAGAAGTACGGAAAAGGTATCGTTGAGTACGGTCAGAAAGCGACTGTTACTTTCCCACCACAAACTAGTGGTCGTTACCAGGACATCTGTGACGAAGAGGGTTCAATCTACATCCAAATCGACATGACCAACTATTCCGCAACTGGTGGGTTCTCTGGAACTACTTTCTCTGGAGCTCCGGCTTTAACAGATTTTGCACTTCAGTACAGAATCTATGACACCTTAGAATTCGAAGAAGAAATGGGTGAAGTTTCATTCGACCTGTCGAGTGTTACTGTATCCGTGACTGAAAGAAAACTAAGAGCAAGTTGGTCACCTGAATTAGCACAGGACGTTTCTGCTTTCCACAACATCGATGCTGAAGCTGAGTTAACAGCTCTTCTTTCAGAACAAATCGCTGCTGAGGTTGACAGGGAAATCCTTCGTGACCTAAGAAAAGGTGCGGCATGGAAAGCACGTTGGGACTACAATGAGTGGAAATACGGAAACGGTGGAGCTTCATTCGTAGGATACACCCAAAAGGACTGGAACCAAACATTGGTTACCAAGATTAACCAGTTGTCAGCACAAATCCACAAAACTACTCTTAGGGGTGGTGCTAACTGGATTGTGATTTCATCTGAAGTAAGTGCTGTATTTGATGACCTCGAATACTTCCACGTAAGTAACGCAGCACCTGAGCAAGACCAGTACAACATGGGTATTGAGAAAATCGGTACTCTCGCTGGACGTTATCAGGTATACCGCGATCCTTACTTCCCATCTGGAAAAGTACTTATCGGACACAAAGGTAAATCGTTACTTGACGCAGGTTATGTGTACGCACCTTATGTACCGCTTCAGTTGACTCCAACTATGTACAATCCTTTCAACATGACACCGATCAAAGGTATCATGACCAGATACGCTAAGAAAATGGTTAACAACCGTTACTTTGGTGTAATCGACGTGAAGGGACTTGTAAGGTTCGACATGAACACCTTGAGATAATCTTGGATTATCCATACCTTTCAAAAGGGACACTCTGGTGTCCCTTTTTTTATTGCCTAATTTTTCGTATATTTAGTTGAATGAAAGATCAAATCAATTACAATAAACTGAGGTTGGATGTTCTACAACAATTGGTCTGTGAAAGAATGATAGAGTGTCGGGACAATCGTACTGATATGGTTAGACAACTTAAATTAGATGATGAAGGAAAATATGTTAGACCAACTACTGTTGAAAAATCCGATAATGGTTTTTTAATTGGAATTGATATCGCAACTCAAGAATTACTAGTAAAAATGGGTGCGTTGATTGAAAAAGGACAGGCG